TCAAACGCCCCGGCGCAGCTGCTGCAGCCCTGCCCTCACCCACGCTTTGCGGCCGTCCTTCGGGCGGGGTTTCGGCGGCGGCGGCTTGGCAGGCTCCAACGCTTCTCTGACCCGCGCCGTGGCGGTGGCGGTCGCCTCGGCCAGGCGGCGCGCCTGTTGCTGCTGCTCGCGAGTCGGCGGCAAGCCGGGCAGTGGCGGCTCCGGCTGGATCGGCGTGTTGTCGGTCAGGCGCTCCACCGCCTCTCGCAGGGGGAGACCCTGGTACAGCCTGGCCGCGCACCAGCGCTCTGCGTAGCGCTTGCCCTGAGACGCACTGGCGGCGAAGACCTTCTTGGTCTGCGATATCTTTCGCGCATCCAAGTGCACCCGGACACCGCGCCCGGGTGCCGGCGTGACGTTGGCAACAGAACGCCCGTTCCACCACAGATCCCAGCGGTCCCCCGTCTGGACCCAGCCAGACGGGATAGGTGCGGTGCGGAAGCCTTGGTAGGTCGCAGAGATCATGGCCGGGAGGATACGTCCGGCAGTCGCAGATCCTGCGAACGCGGCGGCAACCTGCCTGAATCGTTCGGAATCAGTGCCGGCGCGGCGCTGCTCAAGCGCCCCCGGGTTGAGCTGCCTGCGGCCCCGGATCCGGCAAGGTTAGGATGCCCACTCCACCCCGCCGGCGCCATCGGGCAACCTCGCGGCGTTGCCTCCGCGTTCCCCTACGCCGCCAGCCGATGCTCGTAGAACGGGTGCCGCTTGTCATCAAAGATCCGGTAGAGCGCGGCCAGGTCGGTCGCGTCCGGGTTCAGCCACGCGTCGACGTGCTCGGGCTTGATGTTGATGATGGTCCGGTCGTGACCAGCCGCAGCCACCTCGGGCTCCGGGTCATCGGTGATCGCGGCGAAGGAAAGCAGATCCGGCTCCTTGCCGGCGGGGTCCGTCCAATGTGACCACAGGCAGGCCACCAGCATCGACTCACCCGTGCGCGGCGTGAACTGCACCACCTGGTTCTTCCCGTCTGGCCCCTCCACGTTCTCGTAGAAGGTGTCGACCACCAGCAGGCCATGGGTGTGGCCGAAGGCCGGCGCCCAGAACTTCTCCAGGCTGTCGCGGCGGGCGTTGTAGGTGCCCGGGTAGCGCTGATCGTAGTTCGCCGGCTTCCCCGCGAGACGGCACTGGTAACGCATGGGCCGGATGACCAGCTTGCCGCCATCGGACACGATCACCGGGGCGTAGACGCCGGGGAAGATGCGGCTGTCGCGGTCCTTGGGTTCCGTGCGTTTCAGGTCGGCCAGCTTCGCCAAGGCGCGATCGATCTTGTTGCCGGCGATCCGCACGTCTTCCCGGGCCTTCTTCGTCTCCTTCACCTGCAGTGCCCGCTCGGCGTCGGCCAGGCGCTTGCGATTGGCGAACAACTCCTGCTCAAGCACCGCGGCCTCGGCCCGGTTCCACTGCTCGACCTCCGCCCACACCGCCAGCTCGGCCGGGCTCGCACCGGTGCGGAAGGCGTCATCCATCGCCTTCGGGGTCTTCGGCCGCTTCTTCCCGGGGTCGTGGGCGTACAGCGCTGCGAACTCCTGCAGCGACAGCGTGGCGCCGGTCATCCGGATCAGCTTCTGGTAGGCGGCGGTGATCTGGGCGGAGTAGCACATGGCGCCATCTGGCAGCAGCGGCCGTTGCGGCGATGTGAGGGCATCCCCCCTCAGTGTCGTCAATCACTCTTGTCAAACACCTAAACCGCCGTGACCCTGAGTTCGCATCGACAGGAGACAGAATCCAATGCGGACAGCGCCCCAATCGACCAGTCCTCACCGGGCATGGCCCAAGCTGCAAGGCACCGGACAGCCGATCCTCTATCAAGCGCTCGTAGCGCTCTCCCTGGTGATGGCCGCAGGCGCCATGCTCTATCTCCCCGAGCAGCTGAAAGGCATCGCCATGATCGACGGCGCCGTCTACGTGGCGGTGATGGCGAGGATTCTGCAGGCGCAGAGTCAGCACCGGGCCTTCGAGCGCCTGCTATCCCCTCGCGCTCGATAACCTTCTCGCCTGCGCCCAGCGCCACGATGCCCCGTCCACCGCCCGTCGACGGCTACGTGGCCCCACCATCCCCCAGCGGCGCCGTAACCACCGCTGGGGGCGAGGTCGCCGCCTCCCAGACCCGGTCCGTCGCTGCCTTGATCAGCGCCATGAGCTTCCAGCCAGGCACCACCTCCTGCTCGCCAGTTACCGGGTGGATGATGGTGTACTCGCGACCGATCAAGGTCTGGATCCGCGCCGGGATGGTTCGGTCGTACTCCCGGCTGTTCACGTGGTTCGCGACCGGGTCCCAATCCACCCGGTCGAAGTTGAACAGTACCGGGCCATCGTTGTTTCGGAAATCCCACTGAACCTCGATCCGGGTCGCCAACATCTCGACCCGGTTGTTGTTGCTCTCGGAAAGAATCGGTGACATCTCATTGCTCCACGGAAATGATGCCCAGCGTCTGATTGATCACCACGCCGACCGTACCGCCGCTCGCCGTGCCGGTGGCCACGTTGCGGGTGACGATGATGGCGCGGTAGGTGAATTGCTCGGTGCCCGGGGTGTTGTCGGTGAAGGTGTGCGAGCCTGCCATGCGCGAGATCAGCTGCGACGGGCCACCCTGCTCGTTCAGCACCTCATAGTTGCCCGTGACGTTGAAGTTGGTGATGAACTGCTCTCCGCCGTTTCCGACCTTCCGGTAGATCGCGATGGTTGCGTTCACAGGCCCGGAAACCCTGGTCCACCGGCCCGTGTGCGCCGTGTCGGTCTTGGTCATGTCGTAGCTGACCACGACGTTCTTGGCGCGCCCCAGGGTCGAGAAAGGCCCGTTGACGATCTCGGCGTTGCCGTTGGTCGAGGTGGTCTGCACCGCGTTCTTGAGCACGCCGGCCGACAGGCTGCCACCAAAGTAGCCACTACCCTGGTTGTCTATCCAGAACAGCGCATTCGCCTTGCTCGCATTGGCCGGGTTGGAACCAATACCGAACCACATCATCAGGTCGTTGGACACGCCGAACGGCTTGCCGTGCACCATCATGTAGGCCCCGGATCGGGTGACCCAGCGGCCGCCCTCGAACGTCGTGCTACCGGTGTTGTTCGGATCAACGATGCCGAATCGATCAGCAACGAAGTCGATCCGACCGATGGAGCCGTTGTTGACAGACGTCATGCCGATGGCCCGGCCGTTTACGTCCAGTGCCCAGGTGTAGGACGCCTGCAGCTGGCTCTGCCCATTCTCCAGCTGCGTGGCACGCACCGACAGCGCCTGGGTAGCGCTCGCACTAGCCGCCTCGGACACCGTCCTCCGCTTCGCACTCAAGTCCTGCCAGAACGCATAGCCACTGGAGCCGCTGAAGAGCACACCGCGCACATAGCAGGCGCCCGTCGGCACCGGCACTGAAGCGGCGACCCCGTAGCGCCACCCCGAGCCACCGGCACAGTAGATGGGATAGACATGGCTGACGGTCCCGCCAACTGCGTCTATGAAGTGCAATGCGAAGTAGCTGCCTGTCCCAGCAGGCATATAGCCGCCGTAGCAATCTGCGCGCAAGTCGATGATCTCGTCCGGCGAGCACGGGACGGCATCCGCAATGCCACCTTCATAGCCGTTGTTTGTAGCAACGCGCAGCACATACCCAGACGAATGTCCCGGATCAGACTGGACGAGGCCTGTTTGCCACGCTCCAACGCCAGTGCTCGCCGTGAAACGTCCCGTGCGAATAATTTCCAGGGGAGAACCGGAGAGCTTCGCATTCACCTGTGTCAGCGCTTGCGATTGCGCGTCAATGCGCCCCTTCTGGACGCCAAGCTCGCTGCTCAACAGCTGAACGGAGCCTGTGGACGCCTTTCCTTCCAATGCCGCATTGGTCGTATTGATCCGCTCGCCCAATGCACTGTCGCGACTGACACTGGCCTGCTCGACTGCATTCACGCTCGCCGTGCTCGCCTTTCCGTCCAGCGCTGCGCTGGTGCTTTCGAGACGCTGGCCCAAGGCCGAGTCAGCATCGGCGCGTGCCTGCTGCTCGCTGGCCACCTGTGCGAAAGTGGCGAGCGTGCCAGCACCCGCCGGCATCCGCGCAACCACCGCATCCACGCGGCTGGCCTCAGCCTCAATGTCACTGGCGTTTTTCGTGGACATACTGATGGCCGCCGCCAGCGCATCGCCCACCGAGGTGTAGTCGCCGATAGCATCCCAGACAGCCGGGTTGGTGCCGGGCTCCACGTCGACGTTCTCGGCCAGCGACCGATACAACGTTCCAGCGCGGCGCACGAAGTCGCCGACCGGATAGGTCGTGCCGGCCGCCCATTCGTCGGCGCCGACAATGTCCTCCAGGATGCCGTTGAGCGCGGCAACCTGCTCGTCCGTGTACTGACGCGCCTTGCCCACAGCCTCGTTGATCGCAGCCAGATCGCCGGCCAGTCGATCGATGATCTCCTGCCCCACCCGCTGGTTGGCCCGCTCCGCCTCTTCCCAGGTCTCCTGCATCTGCTCGCCGAGGTTGTTCCCCAGCGTCTTGACCACCACGCGCATGCCGGTGGAGAGCTCGCCCGAGGTGTTCACGCTGCGGCAGGCGAACGTCCAGTCGCCCGACTCGGGGATAACCGCTTCGAACGGCGCTGTGTGATAGCCCGTCTCGCCTACCGGCGTCATAGCATTCCAGTCCGGGCTCATGTCCTTCCCCGGCATGTAGCGGATCTCGACGCCGGCAAAGTCTGCCGATCGCGTCGTGTCGCCCAGCCAGCCCCAGGTGTAAAGCCGCACGCCGCCGCTGCGCTCTTCCACGTCGAACAGGTCAACCAGCACCGGAGGTACGTCCGCACCGTGCGTGGCATAGGTCACCGTCACCGCCACGCCAGCCTGCCCGTCCGGGCTGTAGGGCCGCACGGTGATCGGGTATACGCCTGCGCGCGGAATGCGCCAGGTGGCCGAGCGCGTGGTGGTCGAGGCGACCTGCTCCAGCTCCGAATTCTGGTCCAAGTCCGACAGCACGCGGATCTCCCCCACCGGCCCGGTGATATCGAACGAGGCCTGCAGCTCGGAAAACACCGTGTCGCCCTGCACCACTTGGCGCTCGGTGATCCGCAGGTTGCTGGCCACCGGCCGGGTGCCCAGTTGGGAGCCGTTCTCCGGCGGGATGTACTCGCCGGTCTTCACGTAGTGCCAGTACTCCGGGCCCTCGGCCACCACGTCGACCGCGGCGCCCTTGAGATCGTTCTCCGGTTGGATGCCCACCACGCGCACGCGGTAGCCCGGCGTCTGCTTGAAGTCGTAGATCCAGATCGTGTCCCATGCCGGGTTGCTGTCGCTGTTGCCCGGCAGCTCGGCATCGGTCGGCCACGGGTCGGCCAGCTGCAGCTGGTCGCTTTCTCCGGTGAACGGGCGCACCCGCAGGACGCGGTACACCCGCTCGCCCGGGATGCGCAGGCCGATGTAAGCGCTGCCCTGCGCGGGGGCAGGCACCGGCACGTCGAGCTGCAGTGTCACGGCGCGCCCCGGCCCCATCGATGCAAACAGGACCTGGCCGCCGAAGCCCCATTGCGTCAGGTCGTGCTGCAACGCCAGCACCGACATGCGGCCGTAGGCCAGATGCTCGATATCGGTGCTGTAGCTGATCGACTTGTATTGGTACAGGCTCTGCGCCAGGTGCCACCGGGCCAGCATTGCGGCATGCGCCTCGCTGGTGACGCCCTCTCCGGTCACCTGTGCCGGATTGAGCATGGTGGTCACGCCTGGCGCAGGCACGCGCAGGGTCTTGGCCTCCCACGTGGCACGGTCCAGGTAGCTGTATTCGATGCCGTCGGCGCCGTTGGCCAAGGTGTACTCGACCTGGAACTGCCCCTTCTTGATCGTGGCCATATTGACCACGCCCGACAGCGGCTGCTCATCGGCGGCCCACACCACGGCCAGTCGACCCTTCGGCCACGCGATCTGGCCGAAGCCTGCCAGCGCGATCGCGTCCATCACAGCCTGGTGGTTTCGCTTCTCGGCCACCTGATAGTCGTAAGTGAAGCCATTGGCCGCGCAGTGCAGCATGAAGGCCTTTAGCGCCTCCACGTCGATCTGGCTGTCGGGCAGGCCCATGCCGGCAATCCGAACGCCCGCCGGCGACTTGATGCCGCGAGCGTAAGCCAGGATCTGTGCGCCGGGGTTGCTGCTTTCTTCGGTGACCCAGCCGATGGCGTCGCCCTTCCACACCGGAATCGGGAAGGAATGCGCCACGCAGCGCAACTCGTCGGGGCTGCCGTTGAGCTGCCCGGAAGCCTTCATGCGGATGCCGATGCGCGGGATGCCGTCATAACTGGCCGTGTCGGGCAGCACACTGACGAGGTTGGTCCAGCTGAAGCTGGCCTGCGCATTGCTCCCGTCGGTGTTCAGACCCGCAGTCCGCACTCGCACTTCGTACTGACCGGGCGGAACATCGAGGCCATAGGTCGCACGGCGGGACTTCTGCGTCCGGCCGGCCACGGTGTAGTTGCCGAACGCGCGCCATCCGCTCTCGCCCACCGCCCGGTACTGGATCTGGATCTGTTCGCGGTTCTCGTAGTCGCGGCCCTTCTTGTCCGCATCGAAGATGCGGAAATCCATATTCACCTGCAGCCGGATCGCACCCGCCGAGCTGGTGCGCTGAACCCAATTGCTGGGTGTGTGCTTGGGATCGCTGCTGGTGTCCAGGATCACGCCACCGTCGACGCTGCCAGAGTTGCTGTACAGCGGGATGGCCTCATCCGGCATACCAGGGAAGCCGCTGTGCCAGACCTGCACTCCCTCGTAGCTGCTCAGCAGGGCGTCACCGTTGTAAAGCTCGTCCACCCGGGCCACGTTGAGCCCCGGCGTCAGCACCAGCGACAGGTACTGCTCATCGCCCTCATAGTTCATGTAGGGCTTGCTGGCCACATCCGGCGCGATCCGCACCGTACCGAGCACGAACGACAGCGGCTCATAGGCACGCATCCGGTTGCGCGGCGCCGAGATCGAGAAGAGGGGGTCGGCCGGAGCCGAGGCGGCAGCGCTGGGCAGCTTAGGGCCTAGCACCTTGTTGATCAGCAGGCTGCCGGCGGCGTAGACAGCCACGCGCGCAAGCGTCGTACCCAGCACCGTGGACGTGCCGATGCTGAAACCGGCAATCGCCGCACCGCCGAGGGTGAAGTAGGCCAGCGCGACCTGGGCCACCAGCCGGATCGCACTCTTGCCGACCACGCCCCGGATCTCGATCACCTGGCCGTGCTTTGGGTACACGTTGCTCCACAGGTGCCGCTCAACCGGCCGGCCGCCAATGGTCACCTGCCACGCCTGCCCGTCAAGACCTTCCACATGGCGCGCAAGGAAGGCATAGAGGCTCTCGCCCGGGCGCAGGTCGGCCTGCAGGTTGCGCTGGCCATCCAGCATCACCGGATGCGGGGTGATGATCAGACGGCCGGCATCGGTAGGCGTGTGCATCAGGCCCATGCGTAGTAACCCTCGATTCGCAGCCCGAAGTCGGGCAGATCGCGCACGCGGTGCAGCACGCTGCAGCCGTTGCGCTCGTTGCTGTGAAGAACCCAGCCTTCATGGGCCAGGAAAAAGAAAACCCCGGCGTGGCCGGGGTTTCGGTGTCCCTGATCGATCATCAGGACAAGGTCGCCGTCTTCGGGCGGTCCGTCTCGGCGATGGGCATAGGGCCGCGACAATGCCCCCAGCTCAGCTGCGCCCTGCAGGCCGCGCGGGCGACGCCCCGGTAGGGTGATCGCCCTACCGAACAGCTGCAGCTGCACGAGCACCACCAGGTCGGCGCAGTCGAAGCCGTCTTCGTCGTAGGGGACGCCCACGTACTTCTCTATCTCGGCCAGGCGCATCAGAAGATCCCCGGCAGGGTGAAGGGATTGGCCCGCAACGTCACGGCTTGCTGGCGCGTCAGGAAGTCCACCCCGAGCTGGGCCGATGCCGAGCGGGTGTTCACCACGACCTGCGTCATCGGCAGGTCGTAGCTCGACTCGATCACATTGGCATCGGCGCGGTCGGTAATCATCAGGCGCGCCGTGACCAACTCCCCCGGTTGCAACCGCTCCAGATCCTCGGTGATCGAACGGCCCACATTGTCCAGCACCAGTTGCGCCCGTGGCGCCTGCCCTCCCACGTCGTCAGGCAGCTTGAAGCCGAACGGGAAACCCATGTAAGACTTGCCCTGGCTAACCCAATCGGCCGTGTCGTTGACTATGCGCAGCACCTCCACAAACGACGGGGCGCTCAGTTCCAGCAGAAGCAGGATGCCGGTGGTGTCGTCGGTGCGCTGCCGGCGCTCAGTGAACGTACTCATCGCAGGTACTCCAGCACCAGGTCGCGCTTGGCGAATCGAAACAGCGTGTTGAGCGGCTGCAGCTTGCCTATCTTGCCCCCTTGGAAGCGGGCACGAATGATCTGGCCCGTGCGGGGGTGCTCAATGTTGAACCAGCCGATTCGCTTGAGGCTATCGAAGTACCAGGCTTCGAAGTCAGCCACCGCCTGCGCCGACCTGAACTGCACCGATGCCTCGATGGTCTGCAGGACGTGGGTGTTCAGCAAGCGCTGCCGAGGCACGCCCCGTTCCATTTCCGTACGCTCGACCGCCGGGTCGAATTCCTCGCCATAGTCCGCAAAGCGGATTTCGGCGTAACTGGGGAAGGTTTCCATCGGCTCCTCGCTTCGAACAGTCAATCTCATAGAGGCCGGCGCGGGGAAACCGCGCCGCCCCACTCAGCCCATCGCGTCCTGCCACCCGTAGCGAGCCTGGCCTATCCGGCCCCACGAACCGCCATCAAGCTCCTCGTTGCCAATCTGGACGATCAACTTCCTGATCTCCGATCCATCCGGCAGCGTCTGCGATTCCTCGCGCTGTTGAACCTTGCTGCCACTGTAGTTGTGGATCTCAACCACTGGCCCGCCATGGCCACCCTGCCGACCGCTCAGCGCAACACGGGCAGGAACCTGCCCGCCGATGCCACCTGCGTCGTAACCACGCCTCAGTGCCGCGCGCAGGGCGTGGAACGCCGACGGTCCACCCAGCGCGCGCATGTCTTCCTGGCTGAGCACACCCTCGCCCTTGTGGACGATACCGGCCGGTTCCAGGCGCCCCCCGTGGCCGGTGAACCCACCGCCGTCGAACCCGGGAATAACAATCTTCTCGGGCTGTACAGCACCGACTGGGCCGGCGAAAGCGTTGAACGCTGCGTTGAACAGAGCCGAGGTCGCCTGCTTGGCCGCGATCCGGGCGAGGTCGGCGATGATCGAGTTGGCCAGCTGGCTGAAACTGAGCTTGCCGGTCATCGCAAAGTTCACCAGCGCGTCTTCCATTCCCTGAAATGCGTTGGTGAATGCCTGGTTGCTCAGCTCTGCGCTATTGGCTGCCTGCGCGGCGTAGTCCTCAAACGCACGGTATGCCCCTTGCGACCAATCGCCAATGTAGCGCTGTCGATGTGCCTGGTACTGCGCTTCCCCCTGCAACGCCTCCTGGTGGTACTTGCCAAGCTCGGCCAACTGCTGCGCATACTGCTCCGCACTGTATCCCGCACCATTGTTGGCACTCGCATTGCGGTCATTCAGCGCAGACAGCCGGCGGTCGTACTCTTCCTTGAGCTGCAGCTGGCGACGCATGCGCTCCATCTGCTCGCTGCCAGTGCCGATGCCGGCCAGGTCGATCGCATTGGCCTGCTGCTGGGTAACGGCAGCCTCATTCAGCTCCTTCTGGAGCCGCAGCATGTCCTGTGCGGCCTTCTTCGCCGACTCTTGCGCCGCCAGAGCCTTGCCCTGAGCGACCGCCTCCTCCAACAGTGCCTTGACCCGCTTCTGCTCCTCCGCGCTCAGCTTGCTCTTGGCAGATGCCATCTCGTTCGTGATGAGAACCTGCAGCTTCTGCGCCGCCGTCATGTCGTCGGTCAGGCCCATCTGCTCCTTATCGAGAGCGATCTGCCGCTTGATCCGGTCCATCATCGAGGTGTACTGGTTCTCCTGAGCCTTGGACTCGCTCAACGACTCACGGGTGGCCTTAGCGGTGTCTTTCTTCGACTCCTTCCATGCCTTCTCGGCCGCGATGTTCTCGGCAACCTCAGCGCGCTGAGCGCGGTAGTCCCGCTGTTGTTCCTTGGTTAGCGCAGAGAGAGCCATCTGCGCAGCCATTCCGTTGGGATCCGCCAGCGAAGCAGGCGAGATGCCTTCCAGGCTGATGTTCTTTGCCGAGGCGTAGGACTTGAGCCTCTCAGCGTCCCACGCCGCCAGGTCCCCCTGCTCACGCTTCAGCCTCTCAAGCCGCCGGTTCCACACGTCGTCCTGACCGGAACTGTTGATCTTTTGAATGGCGAGATATACGTCGAGCGCAGCCTGACTCGTCCTGTCGAGCTTTGCTCGAAGGCTGTCAAACTTCACGTCGTCTGCGTTCAACGCGGCCTGGCGCATTTTTTCGAACAGGTCGGGATCCATCGACTTCTTCAACTGTCCCTCCAGTGTCTGGAAGGCAACGCGAGTCGATTCCGTCTCCTTGGACAGCTGCTGCAGTCGAGCCTGGGCATCCTCCAGCTTGGTGGTGTAGAAGCCAACCCCCAACCCGCCGCCCCCCATCTCCAACTGGTCTTTCGCCGCCTCTATATCCCGGCGGTAGTCTGCAATCTCCTTCTTGACCTTCTCGATCTCGGCATCGGCCTTGCGCACAGCCACGCCGTACTGGTTCCAGTCCTCAGCAGCGGAGCGAATCGACTTGGAACCATCCATCCGCCCATACTCGGCTGACGTGTCCTGGATGGCGACACGAAGCGTGTCCATCGACTTAACTTGGGCATCGAACTCAGCCCTTGCCGCCTCGGCCTTCTTCTGGGCATCCACATATGCGATGCCGAGCGCTCCAATGGCGATCGCTGCAGCACCCCACGGGCCACCAGCCAGCGCCAACAGGCCGCTACCGGCACTGCGCAGTCCGCCAGCCAGCATGCCACCGAGGGAGGATGCCGACGCCGCCGCGGCCTCCCTCCCGCGCGCCGCGGTGAGGTTGTTGGTTGCTACGGCAGCAGCCTCTTGGGCCAGGATCAGCCGCCCCTTCGCCGCGGTAGCTGCGGCATCTGCCCGCGTTCCGGACAGAGATGCTGCGTTGTACTCGCGCTGGGCCCGCTCAAGATTGCGTTGGGCGACAACTACTGCGGCTTGAGCCTCCTTCTGCGCCCGCAAGTTGGCCGACAGCGTTGCCGCGCCCTGCTGGTGTTCTAGCGTCCGTTGTGCGGCTTCGTGTGCAGCCGCGGCCACAGCCAACTGACCACGAGCAGTATCCTGGGCGGCTGCAGCTTGGGCTTTCCAGGTCGTGGTAAGGCGTACAGACTCCCTAGCCTGGTTGACTGTTGCGGCAGCCTCCTTGACGCGCTCCCGCGCGACGTTTGCCAAGTCAGACGCCTGGCTTGACGCAGCCATTCGCTCATTGATCGGCGCGGCGACCGCGCTATATGCCTTGCCGGCGCCGACGCCGACGAGACGGCCAGCAATGACACCCGCGGCCACCGTCGCGGCGCCGGCGACGTTCTCCAGATTCTCGGCCATGAAGCGAACGGACGAGATGGCAGCATCGCTGAACACCCCGCCGCTAGCCTTGACCTTCAAATTGAACCATGCCGTGGAAAGGCGATTCAGCTCTGCGCTCAGCCCTTTTGCGGCCTCCTCCGCTCCAGTACCAGAGGCTTCCAGCGCCTTGATCATCGCCGGCAGGTACTTCTGGACGCTCAGGTCGCCGTCCTGCAGAAGCTTGTCGAAGGACTTTCCGGCAAGAGCCGTGCCCTCGTTCATCTTGGCAACAGCCTGAATGAAGCGAGGCACGATGCCTGGGATGGCCTCGCCAAGCTGCTGCCGCAGTTCTTCGGCTTGGAACTTGCCCTTGCTGAAAGACTGCCCGAGCGCGGTCGTCGCGCGCCCCATCTGCTCACTGGTCAAGTGCATCACCGTCGCCGACCGCGACAGCTGCCGGAACAGCTCCTGCTGATCCTTCATAGCAATGCCATTGGCGGTCGCAGCCGCCGACATGCTGGTAAAACTCTTGCCGGCCTCCTCCAAGTTCAGGCCAAGGTCCTTCGCCGTCTGTGCGACGAATCCATAGGCCTTGTCTGCCGCTTGGGCGGATCCCGTTGCACCCATGAGGCCGTAATGGATCTGCTGGATCGACTTCTGTGCGTCCAGCAGTGCCGACACCCCACTTTTGACCGCTTCGAAGCCTACGAAACCGACTGCTGCCTTGTTGAGGTTCGCAATAGAAACCGCTGTCTGGGAGGCCTCCTTACGGATCAGGCCAAGCTGCTGCGTAGTGGTGCGCGCAGAGTTCACCATCTCGGCGCGGTAGGCGGCAGTGTTCGCACGCAGCTGCACGTCAATGGTAGCGGCCGTCGAAGTCATTTTTCTCTCCAAGCAATAAAAAACCCGCCTCTCGGCGGGTTATCAACGGATTAAGTCGATCGTGCGCTACTTCTCTGAAGAAATCTTCTCAATCACTTCCCGAACCTTCCTTTCATAAGCTGAAACGAGCTGCTTGCTCTGCTCCGAAGTTGCCGGCTTCCCATAATGGCCTGGAAGCGAGGCATATTCCTTCTCGAAGTCGCACATGGCTGCAGATACCGCGCTACTCATCTCGTCATTCGCAATATTTGGCGTTGTTGCTCTTCCATCGGCGTTGACACCAATGTTGAACGCCATGTCGCCCGTGTAACCGCCGAAGCTGTTCTTTGCGTTCACCACTCCACACGCAACTATCCCGTCAAAGAGCGGAAAGACCTGACGAACAACGATCTTGGCGGAGTCAGGATCCTTTAGAGCCTGACGAACGCCAGCGTCAACTTTGGATCTGATTGCCTCCGTCTTCTGCTTTTCAACTTCCTCAGCGCTTGGGGAGCAGCCCCCAGCGAGTAGCATCAACGAGACAAGAATCACCCGATGTCGCATGTCCATTCCTCCATGTGGCTGGGCGAATGGTAGCTCAGTGAATGGAGTTCTTGGCCGACGCCGCCTGGAATAGCTCGGCAATCTGTTGCGCACGGGCAGCGCTTTCGTCCACTGGCTGCGGTGGCTCTCGCACCAAGAGGAAGTCCTTCGGGCTGGTCTCGTTGCCATGGACCCTTGCCAGCACGTCGGTCAGCTGGGCCAGCATGTCCTGGAGGGGCTGGTCCAGCGGCTCAACGCGCGCGAAGGCGTACATCTCCGTCAGCTGGCGGGAATCCAGCCCCGCCAGCATCTGGTCTGGATGCGGGAAGCCGAGGCGCCACGCGATCCGAAACTGGAGCCGGCGCTCAGGCCGGCTCGTCAGTTTTTTTCAGCTTCCTCGATCGCAGCATCGCCCAGCGCGTTGAGCTTCTGCGCGGCGCGGAACACGCGATCCAGTGCCGCGGCCGACTTGGCTCCCAGCTGGGCCACGTCCTTGTCGGTGAACAGGCGGTCGCCCTTCTCATCCACCAGGCACAACGCCACGAAGCGGGCGCGGAAGTCCTCGGTCTTCGTCTTCTCACCGCCGTAGGTGTCCTGCTCCCATTTGTCGCGGTCGCTGGCCGACATGGTGGAGATGCGGACGATGCCGCCCCATTCCTTGACCTCCAGGTCTTCGGTCTTGCGGTCGGAGGCGGCGAGGATCTGGCTCTTGTTCAGCAGGGTCATGGCTTACGGTCCGGTCGGAAGGGTGACGATGGTGAAGTCGCGCGGCAGCAGGTCCGCAGTGAAGGTCAGGACCGCATTGGTGCCCGGGGTGACATTGAAGCCGGCCACCTTGCCGACGAACGTGGCGGCGTCGCCAGTCGGCAGCACCATCAGGAAGTGCAGGTCCTCGTCCTGGTCGGCATCGCGCAGGATCTCCTGGCCAGCCGACTTGCCCACCGGCCAGCGGTGGCCGGCAACCTGCACGGTCTGGCCGCCAGCCAGGCCGGCAATGTTCTCGACCTGCTTGGATTTCAGATTGGTGGCGTCCAGCGTGTTGGCCTGGCCACGGCCGAACGGGAAGCCCGTCAGGCCATCGACCTCGGTATAGCCGGTCGGATCGTTCGGGGTCGTGGGCTCCGTGCCCTTCTTCACGTAGAGCGCAGAGTCCTGCGCGGAGATCGCTTCGTTCTTGGCCATGGTTGGCTCCTTGGGGTAAAGAAAAGCCGCCCGGAGGCGGCATGGTGGTTGCAGGGTTGGGCGGCTGTCAGGCCCAGACGGTTACGTCGAAGCTGGCGCGGTGGAGCTCGATATCGTTTTCGTAGTCGTCAGGGTTGTCGGTGATCTCCCCGACCTTGAGCAGCCCCGGGAACGCGTCCTTGAGCTGATCAGCCAGCTCTCGAACCGGCCCCTTAGCCTTGCCCCACACATCGATCTGGAAGGTTGCACGCTCAGCGCCTGCACCGGAGTTCAGAGTGCTATGCCGGCGCCCTGTCGCTCGCTGATACGTCGCGTAGAGCGCAGGCGGATCCTTGTACGGGAACGGTCTGAACGATGCGGTCACCGACTTGCCAGCTGCCGCCAGCCGGGTATCGAGGTTCATTGGCGTGCCCTCCGCATCTCTTCCTGCACTGCCTCACCGAGCGCATCACGCATGGTGCTTACCGCCTCCTCGGTCTTCGACTCAGCTGCAGGCCGCATGAACGGCCAGGCGGCCATCCTCGATGTGCCGTACTCGCCAAACTTGCCGTAGAAGGCCGAGCGCGGCACCTCCACGGCGAAACGCATCCAGCCCTGCTCTTCGCTCCGCTCCCGAACCCGGATCGATCGGCGCAGTTTCCCGCGCGCGATTCTGACCCTGTTTCTGGCGTCGTTTCGGACCACGATGGCACCGCGGCGCATCCCTTTCCGCAATGCGCGGCGAGCGGCCCTGTCCGATAGCTCTAGCAACGCCCGCTCGAGCTCAGCCAGGCCGGAGATATGAATGTCGAAATCAGTCATTTCCCCTCCGCGTGGCCACCATTAAGGTCAGGTGCTGTCGCGCTGTTGGATCAGGCAGCACGGCTTGCACGGCGTACAGGTTTCCGTCATGCAGAATTCGCATGGTCGCGTCCACGCCAGGCAGATACGGGATCTCGATGCGTGCGCTCAGCTGGTCTTGGCTCGCGCCGGCTTCGATGAACTCCTTCCCTGACAAGGGAACGACTTCGGCCGGCACATCGGTTCGCCAGTCCGCCCACACCTCTATCTGGTCGTTGTACTCGTCCTCGATCAGGGTGCGGTGCCGAATGGTCACTCTTTGACGGTACTTCCCGGCCCGCCTCACGGCAGCACCCGCCGGTAGGGGAACATCAGCCTGTCCAGCGTCGGGTTCTCAGCCAGCTGCGTGCCGGCCACCACAGCCTCGCGGTTGGCGTACAGATCCCCCAGGAGCAGCAGCACCGCCGCGCGCAGCGGTCCCGGCAACGGGCCGGGTGTGGTCTTGAACTTCACCGGGTAGGCGCCGACCTCGCTATCCAAGACTGCCGGCTCAATGGGGAGCGGCGTGCGCCCCTCCCCGACCGGCGTCCACTCGTAGGATGCCTCCGCCAAGGCGTAGCCGGTAGTGCGTTCCACCGACTCCCTTGCCGCCGTGATGAATGCTCCGATCAGCACATCGTCGGCATCGTGTATCACGACCAGATGCGCCTTCGCTTCGCTCAGCGACACAGGCTCCTCAGTCGCCGGGGTCAACGTGCGCAGCATGGGTCATTCCTCCGGCACGGCCGCCTTGATGGCGTTGGGGTGGGGGTCGATCAGCCCGCCAAGGCGCAACGCCTCCGCATGGGCGGCATTGACCTGGATCACCTGCCCGACCTTGCCCAGGTGGTTGTCGCTGAGCACCAGCGCCGGAACGGTTTCGCCGTTTGGCGGAGCCAGCTCATCATCCGATGGCGGCCGGTCGCTGTCCGCATCTACGGTGTCGGTTGCCTGGCTGGAGCCGCTTTCCTCCGTACCCCCCTCGCCGGCAGCGGCCAGCGCGGCAGCGTCGGCGCTTTGGGTGTTCGGCTGCTCATCCTCACCGGTAGCAGCGTCAACCGCCGCAGCGGGCGCTTCCGGGGTAACAAGCGCGGCATCCCCAGTCGGCTCCACCGGCGCTGGAGTGTTCTTCTGCTTTGCCATGATCGTCTCCAAGGGACGCCCGCGATCGGGCGTCCCTCCGTTCGTGGGCCGAGGCGATTAAGCCGCGGCGCCGTGCTTGAAGGTCTTCACCGCGCCACCCACGTCAACCAGGTTGCCGCCGGAGCGCATCCAGGCCATGAAGCCCACCTGCCCCTTCTTGACGTAGGCCGAGTCGTTGAAGCGGAACAGGGTCACCGCCATCACGTCGCGGATCTTGTAGTAGCTGAAGTCGCCGAACGCGATCGACGTAGCACCTGCGGCCGGGGCCGGCGCGTGCTGGTTGATCTGGATATCGCGGTTCAACAGACGATCCGGCGCACCGCCCGGATTGCCCTGCTCGTAGCCCGGCACGAAGATCGGCCGGCCCTGATCGTCCTTGACCTTGCGGATCAACTTCAGCATGTCGTCGTGGAACATCCACTTGGCCAGCTGGCGGTACGCTGGATCGACGCTGTGCTCCAGGTCCACCAGGTCGTCGTAGGTGATGATCGGCAGCGCCGAGACGGCGCCGATCTTACCGACAGCCGCGGCGGTGAAGGCGCCCATCGGCTGACCCACACCGGTGCCGACGGTGTAGTTGCGATTGGTAACGCGACCGAGACGGGTCTGCAGGCGTTTCTCGATGAAGCCGGAGACATCGGTGGTGCTGTCCTGCAGCAGCTCCCACGGCACGGTCACCACCTTGGAGCTGTACTTGTAGACTTGCAGGCCCTTGGTGCCAAAGGCCACGTCCTGGTCGGTCGCGGACTGATTCTCGGCAACCAGCTCGCCCTCTTCGGAGGTGCCATCGCTGGTCGGGTACTGCATCGGCTCGCCGCCGGCTGTGCTGAACACATCGGCCACCTGGCGCATGCCGCCGAACGCCTTGAGGGCGTCCAGGATCTGCTGGGCCAGCGTGGTCGGAACCGTGTAGCCACCTTGCTCCGGATTCACGTTCGGGTTACCCGACATGGCCGCATTGACCTGCTTCCAGTCTTCGGCGCTCAGGGCGCTGTCGCCGCCGCGCGCCCAGCGGTCGAACAGGCGCTCCTCGTTCGAGAGGTTGCGGCCGCCGCGGTTGGCGGTGTCGTGTTCACGCACGCCCTGCTCGCGCAGTGCCTCGTCGGCGGTCAGGTCCATGACCTTCTGGTGACGTTCGATCGCCGCGTCGATGCGCTCGATCTCGGAGATGTTGTCGTCGTACTTGGCCTGGTTATCCGGCGTCCACTTGTTGCCGTCACCGGTGCTGGTGTCCAGCAGGTTGCGGGTTTCCTTTGCCAGCGCGGTGCGGCGCTCCCGCTCGGCCTGAATGTTGAAGGGCATTGGTGATTTCCTTGTGTCGAAAAAAAACCGCCTTTCGGCGGTCGGGATGAACTGCGGGCGGGAGTCGCTTACGCAGCAGGGCGTTCCAGCAGCGCCAAGCGGCGCGACAGGTTGGCTTTATGGGCCGCGGCGGCGGCGCCGTCGTCGGGTTCGGGCTTACGGCTGGCCAGCGCGGCAGGGGCGTTGTCGTAGGCGGACAGGTCCCAGGTGTTCGCCGCCTTCTTCTTGCCCACGATCTCCACCACCTCGTCTGCGAAGCCGTGTTCCTTGGCCTCGTCAGCCGTGAACCAGGTCTCTTCATCCATCCACTGGACGATCTGCGACTGATCCTTGCCGGTGCGGCGGGTGTAGTCACCCGCCAGGCCGGCATCGATCTTGGCCAACAGCTCGCCGGTCTTGATCATGTCTGCCTTGTTCCCGACTGTGATCGTCCACGCGTTGTGGATCATGAAACCGGCGCCTTGGCTGATCTCGACCTTGTCGCATGCCATGCAAACCCCCGTCATAGCCGAGGCGGCCAAGCCATCGATATGGGCGATGACCGTTGCCTTGTGTTGGGCAATGGCGGTCATCATCGATCGGGCCGCAAACACGTCGCCGCCGGGCGAGTCGATGCGCAGATGGATCACGTCCGCGTCGATGCCGGCCATGGCCTGAGCAAACATCGTCTCGTCAATATCGCCCCACCACCCGCCGATGACGCCGTGCAGGTAGATGGTCGCCTCCTTGCCCTCGGTCTCCGCCCGGATGGATTTGGATTGCCCGGCGTTGTTCTTGGCCAGCTGCAGCAGCTTAGGAATCGGCATCTTCAGGGTTCCTTTCAGGGTCGTCGCCACCCGGCTTGGCCGGTGGCGCGGGGTCTTTCGGTTGGTAGAGCTTGTCGCCGCCCTCGATGGGAGGCAGGTTCTTGAGGCGGCGGACCTCGTTGACGACCATCCAGCCTTGCGTACCGGGGCCACCCAACGCCTTGCTGAAGTACTCCGCCTGCGTCTTCGAGTCGCCGGCCATGAACATGTCCACGTTGTGCTCAACGAAGTAGCGAGGGGTGCGGAACAGCTTGCGGTTCAGCTCATCCTTGATCCGCTTCAAATGGGGACCCAGCGTGTACTTCACGAAGCCGATGCCCATGCTTTCGATGCCGCTACCCCAGCTGGTTGCCTTGCTCGTCTCGCCAATCATGTGGGGCGGAACACCGAAGGCACGAGCCACGTCGATGACCTGCCACTGCCGCGATTCCAGCAGCTGCTGGTCAACCGCCGACATGGTCAGCTCGTGAACCTCCAGCCCCTCGGTCAAAACCAGCGGAATGCGACGGTTGCCCTGCACCCCGCCGTACTTCTTGACCCAGGCGTCGCGGAAATCGTCCTGCTGTTCCTTGGTCATCTTGTTGGGCGTTCGGATGGCCACTTCTGGCTTGCCGCCCTCGCTGAAGAACTTGCCGGCGTGCTCGTCGCCTTGGATGGCGATGCCGATGCCGTTCCGCGCGCCCCACTGGATCACTGACATGCCGTGCACGCCGTTGAAACCGAAGCCGGGGAAATGGAGCACATCGTCCTGGTCAACGGTGAAGTACCCGTCCGCGTCGTGGAACGTGTACTGCAGGCGCGTCGGTTCCCGTGGGCTGGTCTTCTCCTGCTTGAGGATCATCACCCTGTCGCGGGGCCATGGAATCAGCCCGGTCGCCACGCCCGCGCGGTTGCGCGTCACGTACACCACACCATCACCGCGCAGCAGCATCTGGCCGACCGTGAACTCCCAGCCGGTGGCGCTCGACCAACCGGAGGAAAACTGTTCGTTCAGCAGCCACCAGTAATCGTGCTCAGCCCGCGTGCGGTGCCCGTCCACCCGTTCGAAGACGGGCAGCGGAAGCTGAGATATCGCACCGGCAAGTAGTGAAACGGCAGCGAACACCGCCGAGACCCGCATTGCCGATTCGGGGCTGACGACAGCACCGGAGGCCGTCGTCGGATTTCCAAACACCTCGAACATGCGGAGGCTTGACGATTCGATCACCTCCCCACCGACCAGGGCGTTCATGCTCGCCGCGTTCGCTCTGATCCCGCGATCGATTCCAACCGCAATGGTGAGACGGTCTTTCGCAATCTGTGCGCTCATCAGTCGATCACCACGAAGCCTTGTTGGGTTATGCCGGTGTCCCGCGCCTGCATGGCGCGGCCCATGGCCATGATTAGCGCCACCGCGCCGTCGATCTTGTTTTCCATCTTTTCCTTGCGTGGATAGACGTGTTCCTTGGCATCCACCCTCGCCACGACATTGCCCATCATCCAGGTCATCGCCGCGTTGCCGTCGTGCCACAGGCGGCGCGACAGGATCAGCGCCTCTACTTCCTTCATCGGCTCAGATAGGTTGCGCACGGACTGCGCCATCTCGACAACCGGCAAGCTCTCCTGCTCCAGACGGGTCATCAGATACGCCGCCTGGGCCGGATCGAAGGCAATGTCCCGCACATCGATGCCTTGCGCCGCAAGCTCCTTCAATTCCTCTTCGATGAAGGCGTAGTCGGTCATGTTTCCCGGCGTGGCCACGATCAGGTCATCCAGCAGGAACTGCTGGTACTTCTCGTTTTCCTCCACCGCTGATTCGGGAACATAGAAGCGCGGGATGGCGTAGAAGCTGTCGCCCTTCTCGAACAGGAGCACGACCGCGGCCACGTCCAGCTTCGACGCCAGATCGACGCCGACCCAGCAGGGGCATCCAGCAAAGTCCGAGATCTCAAACCGACGTTTCTGCCGCTGCCAGGCCAGCATGTTCATCCATGCCAGCTTGGCGCCCACCCAGTCGTTCAGGTGCTTGGTGCGGTATGCACTTTGCTTGCTGGCAGAGCGCTTTGCCTTGGCAAGCATGTCGACCAGGAACTGCTCGAACACGGACACCCCGAAATTCGGGTTGGCCTTTCGCAGCACCTCCGGATCGTCCCAGCGGTCGCCCTCGTCAATGCAGTAGATCGCGGCGAACACCGTCTCGTCAGTCACTTCCCCGCGCAGAATGCGGACCGCATCGCTCCGCATCTCGAAGCACGGGCCGGACAGGTTGGTTCCCGCCGTGGTGATGATCGACAAAAGGGGCTGCTCACGCGCGCCCATGCCGGTTTCCATCGCATCGACCATGTGGTCGTCGTCGTGCTCGTGGTACTCGTCCACAAGCGCCGCGTGCGGGCTGGAGCCATCGCCCGGCTTGCCAATCATCGTCTCGAACTTCGACATGTCCTCCATGACGAAGAGCGGACCGGGGTTCTTCGGGTTGCCGGCCTGCTCGATGCCGAACCGCGAGCGCAGCGCCGGCAGCTTCTGCACCATCTGCCAGGCCGGGCGGAACACCTCGTATGCCTGTTTCTCGCTGGTGGCGCCTGAGTACACCTCGGCACCAGCCTCACCGTCGGCACAGAACAGGTACAGGCCGCGCGCGGCCAGCCGGAGCGACTTGCCGTTCTTACGGGCGATCTCCTCGTAGGACCGGCGGAACCGCCTATGCCCGGTCTTCTTGTGGACCCAGCCGAACAGGTTGCACTCGATGAACCGCTGCCAGGGTTCCAGCACCAGCAGCTTCTTCTGCGAAGCCCACTTGCCCTTGGTGTGCGGCATCTTCTCCATGAAACGTACCGCACGATCGGCTTTGTCGGCGTCGTACTTGTAGGGCCAGTCGGCCCCCTTGCGCTTCAGGTCATCGAGGAACCGCTGGCACGCCAACCGGATGTACTCGCCTGCGATGATCTTCCCAGCCGTCACGCCCTTGGCGTAGGCCTTGGCTGATTCGGTGGGCGTCATGGATCAGAACTCGTCGAATGGGTTGCCCTCCGGGGTCTTCTCGGTCCCCAGCTTCTGGCGGTCGGCCGGGGTCAGCCCCAGACGCGCCAGGCAGCCGATCAGGTGGGAGTACTTGGCCGCGACGAACTCGCCTCGGTTGGCACGGAACTCGGATAGCAGCGAGGACGCCACTTCCATGATGAAACGGTCGGCGCTGGTCAGGACACCCGGCAGGGCGCACTTCTCCAGCTCCTTCCAGACCACGGCAACCTCGTCCGGTAGATGGCCGGGCACCGTGCCCAAGGCCTTCCCCGTCTTCGGCACCTCTGTTTTGTAGCGCTGCGGGTTGCGCTTGTCCGCCCCCTTGAGCTTGGCCAGCTCGGCGGGCTGCTTGTGCCTGGCCATCGCCGGTCAGCTCCAAATCCGAAATTCAAATTCTGTGGACGCGCGACGAAAGGGGGGCGCGCGTATCGGTCGAGGATGGCCCTCAACTTTGACCCTCCCCCCTCCCTTTTCGCTCAGCTTTCTGTGGATAACTCTCGATCCATTCAGGTTCACGAGGGGCGCTCGCTACCCTGCCGAACCCACCGTTCTCCCGCGCTGTCTTGGCGCTGTGGCATGGCCGGCACAGCGGCTGCAGGTTGCTGTCGGCGTGGTTGGCGTCGTCACCGTCAACATGGTCGACCTCAGTGGCCGCGCGCACCCTTCCCTGCTCAGCACAGCACCTGCAAAGCGGCTCACGGGCCAGCACCACCGCCCGGATCCGGCGCCACAGCGACGAGTTGGTAGGCAGCGCGCGGCGCCCCTGTCTCTTGCGCACCTGAGCACTGGTCTCCTTGTAGGGGCGCCAGCCGGCTGCGCGGTGCTGCGGTGGCCTCGTGGGCATCAGTAGGGCTTCCCGTCCAGGTCAAGGCGCGCAGGCTCGGCACCCTCTTCCTGCACCGGCGCGCCGGCTTCCTCGCCCAGCAGCTGGGCCACGGCCTGCACCAGCAGCCCCACATGCATGGCCAGCTCGGCGATCTGCTTGCCCTGCTGCTCAATGATCCCGACCAGTCGGTCGATTCGACTGTCGGTGCTGTCTTCGATAAGCGCCGCCAGGGCGGCGTCGGCACCAGCGCGCGCCACCTGCTCAGCAGACAATGCAGCCGCCACCTCTTCAATCCGTGCAGCGTCCATCACCAACCCTCGTCGTTTGCAGTACCAGGCCGCGGCGTATCCACCGCTCGACCCGCTCCCAGTTCGGCTCCAAACCCGTCGCCCGGGCAGTCCACACCACGGCAGCCAGATAGCAACGCAGCCACCAGCGCATGCGGACCGACGCAGTCACTGTCGCGTGCATCAGAACTCCTCCACTGCCCAGCCGCCGCCGTCGCGCTTGCGCTTGACCTTCACCGCAATGAAGCGGAACGGGTACAGGGCCGCTGCGATCTTGATCTTGGCCCGCGCATCATCCTGCCAGTGGCCCTTCACCTCATGGCACTCGATTACGCCATCAGCAGCCACTACAGCAAAATCCGGGGTGTAGAACGTGTTGTCGGCAAGCCTCAGCTTCAGGCCCTCGAACTTGTGCCAGAGGATTTGTCCCGATGCCTCCAGCGCGCGCAGGCGCTCGGCATAGGCCGCCTCGGTCTTGTTCATCTCGCCAGTCTTCAGCCGGCCAAGCGCCAGCAACCGACGATTCACGGCCTCACCGCTTCACGGTCAGCCGCTATCACTGCTTGGGTGCCGCGGACGTGGTCGTCGGCGTCGCGACCGATTTGAACAGCAGCTCCCGCAACCTCTGCTCGTAGTTCGGCGTGCGCATCACGTTCGACGGCGCCGGCGACGGCTTGGGACAGGAGGCTGGTGCTGCAGGTGGCGAGGTCGTCGCGCAGCTGGAGACGCCCAGAGCGCAGGTCAGCCACAACAGCAGCAGGGACGGTCGCGGCCGCAGTGCGGTCTTCTTCATGTTTCGCTCCAATGGTGGCCAGGTTGTCGGCCTGGCGGTGTTCGACGGCGCGGGTCCGGTTCACCTGGTCCGCGACTGCCGCGGCGCCGGCGGCGCGCTGGTCGGCCTCTGTACTCTCCGCCCGGTCACTACGCCAAGCCCAGCCAGCACCAAACATGACAGCGGACCACAGGGCAAAGGCAGCGACGGCGCTGGCGACGCGGTTCACGATCCGCCCTCGCACATGGCGCGCTCAGCAGCGCGGCGGTTCACCAGGCCCTGCACGCGCTTGCCGCCGGCGTAGACCCAGCGGTCCAGTTCAGCGCACCAGCTCGCGGCGGGCTGGCCTGCATTGATACGAGCCACCAGCGTCGAGCGACAGGCTGCGCCCACGCCGACGTTGTAGGTCCAGCTCAGTAACGCGGCAGCTTGGTGGGGCTCCAGCGGGACGCGGATGCAGGATTGAATCCCGGTCAGGTACTGACCCAGCCGGCTGTTCAACTTCTCGGCGCATTCCTGCTCGGTGTAGACCGCCTTCTCCGGGCGGCCGGTATCGCCATAGCAGTAGGTGGCAACCCCAACCATGTCGACGTAGGGGGTGGGCGAGTAGCCTTCCCACGGCTTGACCAGTGCTGCCGCAGCCAGCGCGATGATGGCGGCCGCGCTGCTCCCGATGATTTTGCCCTTCATGCGCGTGCCCTCTGTCGCCATTCCCGCACCCATCGCCAGGCCAGGTAACTGATCTGGCCCACCAGATAGATGATCGTCAGCACCACCACTACGCGATCTAGGTCCGCGCCTGCGGCAACCGCGCTGGCAACCGTTACCGGGGGTGCAGCCTTCGCTACAGCACCAGCAGCAGTGCCAATGATTTCGTCCTTCATGGTGGCCCCGTGGCTCGTCCGGTTCGGCATATGCCCCTCCCGGTTGATTGGTGCCCGCCCCGTTGCCGGTTTGTCTCTTGGGTTGATCCGGTTTGGGATCGCGGGCAAAGAAAAAGCCCCGGCTTGGCCGGGGCTTGCGATTGGATGGTGGCAAGATTGCCCGCTTTTTCGATGACCTAGGAAGTCATCGCTAAGCGACCTTGGACAGCGCCTTGTTGAACTGCCTTACAGCGCGCGCTTCAGCCGAACGGAAGTTGGCCAGCATCCATTCGTAGACCACGCGCCAGAACCGGCTGTAGGCGGACCAGTCCGCGCCGATGGCGCCAGCACGCTTACGACCACTCAGCGGCTCGAAGCCAGTGCCGCCGCAGTCTTCGCACTCCACGGCTCCGGCAAGCACAGGATTACGCAAGACCTTCTTCCCACCGCATCGAGAGCACTCGCATGCGCCGGCCATCTCTGCGATTACCGCGCCGGCCAGCACGCCCAGCTGCTCCATCGTGTTGTTCGGCCAGGCCGCTGCCCGCGCGTCTTCCAGCGCCTGCTCCGCGCGGCGTAGCTCGCGGCGCTGCACATCAGTTACGGTGCCGCCGCCCCAGCCCATACTGGCCTTGGCAATCCCGAACTCCGTCCGGGCATCGGCAAGGGCATGCATCTGACGGGTGAACTCCGGCGCCACCAGGCCGACAACTGCCTGGCGCAGCTGTTCGCGACGGCGCTGACCGCTCTCGGGCCACCACAGCGCCTGCAGAAGCTCATGCCCGAGACCATGTGGGACATCCGCCAACGCAGCAACGATCTCCTGGGTAGAGGGGCCGCCGACGCCCCCTTCAAAGCTCATGGTCCGTGGCCCGGTCCGGCTGGACAGCAGTTCGCGTGCGTTGATCATTTCCATGTGCCTTCCCCTTGGTGGTTTGCTCGTGCAGCGCGTGATCGCGCCGGTTCGTTGATTGCTGAGGCCCTTTTGAGGCCCTCTACAGGGAGATGGTCGGCTGTAGCCTCACCGTCACCATTCGGGCGTACACCGGCCTCATGCTCCAGTGCATCCGCTGCCATATCGCGCTCGCCGGATTCGACCAGGTCGAGCCCAACGTCGACGGCTTCGGGTTGCACTTCATGTGCCCCAGATGCGGACGCCGCAACGACCTTCACGTCGTCGGCAGGGATGAGTGCGGAGCGCTGATCGACCAGTTCCCGCTCCCCGGCGGCTCCCATCAGGACGCCCCCGGCCCAGCGGGCTCTGCGGCATAGTGCGTGATTGCATGGTTGTCACCCCGCCAGCTGCCGAACACCGGCCGCTTGCTCACCGAGTCCCACAGCATCAGCCGCGTGCCGTCCTGCGGCGCCTCGGCGATAGGAAGCCACTCGGGCCTCGGCGGAAGCGAGATCAGGTCCTCCAGCCACTGCAGGGCTGTGTCGGTGTCCTCGAAGAACTGTTCCTCGCTTTCGCCGTATAGCTCATCGATCTCCGGTCCGAAGTCGACAACCCATTGGGGATAGCGCTCGCCACCACCCACCGTCCATTCCCAAGCTGCGTTGACGACCGACAGGCCACGGCGTTTGGCCGCTGCGATGATCTTCCGCTTGCTCATGCTCGCTGCTCCCAGCTGGCCGTCAGGCGCTGCACCTGCCCGCCGCGAGCCTCGAACTGCTCCACTGTCTCGGCCGGCCGCTGGCCGTCCTTTTCCTTGCCCCATGCTTTCGCCGGGGCCAGGCCGGACAGCCGCTCCACCTGCGCCCTGTTGATGGTCATCTTGTCCGCCGTGCGCAGGCCTGCCGCCCCGCCTCGCCTCGCGGCCCGGCGCAGCGCTTGCTTGTGTGCCTTGTCGAGACGGCAGTGCTCGCGCTGCTCGTCCGTCACAACGAACGCCCGGGGCATGCCGATACCCGACAGGCGGAACACCGCCCGTTGGCCAATGCCATCCTTGACCAGGTAGCTGGCCTCGGTCAGGTCTCGCAGCGCGCAGCGGATTCGATCACGGTCGGTGGGCGTCGTTGCCCCCACGCCCTGGTAGATCTCGCGGGCCATCAGCGCCGCGGATGGCTGGCGCTCGAACAGCGCGCGCACTCGGCCTGCATTGGTCTTACTCCTTTCCATCATGGTCATGCCCTCAATTCGTTCACGTAGGTCTGATTGGCAATCAGCTCGTCATCGGAGCCATACGTCTCGTGGAAGGTCCGCGAGCCATCCATCAGGCTCGGGCCGTAGATCTGGCGCATCGTCGCGAAGGTGTTCCCCTCCATTGGATGCCGCATGTGGTGCCACTTGCAGAGGGCGTAGCCGAACATGTGACCGCGCCGCAGATTCCCGCTCTTGGCGTGGTTGTAGTCGCAGCCGTAGACCACCAGCTCCGCCTCCAGCAGCTGCTGCTCCAGCAGCGCCAGGCAGGCCATGCAAGGGCCCGTCTTGGCCAGCTCGATACGGGCGGCCTCTTCCTTCGCCGGCGGCGGTGCCTTCGACCACATCAGCGCAACTCCGGAATCGGGCCGGCATACCGGGTGATCGGGATCTGCCGCATGCCATCGCGCCACACTGTCATGCCGCGGGATGCGTACATCACCAGCGGCTTCACCCCATAGCCATAGGCCAGATACCAGCCGGCCACGGCCACCGGCTCACTCACCGGGCGCACCTCAACGTCGAAGTGATCGGGGCTCCTCATGCCGCTTTGCCCCCCAGTAGGTCCGCGATCGCGGCCAGGTGCGCGCGGGTCCGAGCGTCGGCGGTCGGCGATGCCTCTACCGTGCCGGCCAGCAGCGCCACCGGATTGAATGCCGGGGTGGCCGGCGGCAACGCGAGGTGTTCCGCGACCTGCTCATGCGTCAGCCGCCCGGCAGCCACGGCCTGCTGCAGCACACCATCCCGGCCTGACACGTCAACGCCGAGGGACAGCTGGTAGGTCGCCACCCGGTGTGCAGCGCGCGTCTCCTTCACCAACCGCGCATACACCTCCAGGAACGCCTGCCGAGCTGCGATCTTGTCGCCCGCCCGAACCAGCGGCAGCGCGGCTGCCCAAGCATCCCGGGTCTGCTCGGTCCAAACCAGCGTAACCGCCTCGTCAGCCGCCCGGATTGCCAATGCCCAAGCTTCGTTGGGGGCCGGGTGGCCATCGTCAATCCGCTCCAAGATCGCTGCCAGGCTCAGTCGACCCTTCACCTCACGGCGGCAGGCAGTAAGCGCAGCGGCCAGCACCCGCAGCGGATACGCCACCAGATCCAGCACCATGTACGTCGCCGCGTTTGAGGTGATCTGCTCGCCCATGACCTCGGCGGTAGCGGTCAGCATGTCCACCAGCTGATCCTGCTCTGCGTCAGTGAGCATTGGTCGCCCCCCTAAGTTTGCGCAGCTTCGCCTTGGCCTCGTATGCAGCGTTGGCGTTGCTCTGGGTTTGGTCCTGCTGGTGGGCGCTGGCCTGAGTCATCTGGCGGCCAGTTGCCCACTGGGTGCGGTATGCCTCTGCACCGGCCAGCAGCACGCCCAAGTCGTGCATCCGCTTCGCGGCGTACTGCTCGTTGACGCTCAGGAACCAGCGGGCAACCTGGGGTGCTTCCTCCCGGCCAAGCCGCTTCACCAGGCCTCGTACGTTGGTGTTGACCTTGGCGTTGCGGACCGGGTCCACGCCGTGGCGCAGGCGGTAGGCCGTCCGGTAGGCGGTCCACGTCGCCTTGCAGGCTTCCTGCATCTGCGCCTCCAGTTCCTCCTCCGTCGGCGGCGCGACCAGCGCCGGAACTGGCGGTTCATCTGACGGTTCAATGGGGGTTATATGACGGTTAGGCGGCACGGGGCGCACCTCCAGACCTGCGCCCGGTGCATCCCCCACTGCATGGGGCGCACCCGGGGGTGCATCGGGCGCACCCCCTGCACGGGGCGCATCACCTGCGCCCCGTGCATCCCCACCCTTCGCCGTTTTCCGCTTGCCCTTCGCCGCGGCGGCATCGGCGTTGAACTTGTCCGGCGTGACCGCATAGACGTTGCTGCTGTTGAACCTACGCTCGCGAGTCAGCAGGCCAACCACCTCCAGATGATCCATGGCCGTGCGCACAGCGCGCGCAGACATGCAGCAGCGCTTGCCGATCGTAGCGATGGCCGGCCAGCACACGCCCTCGTCATTGGCCTGGTCCGCCAGCGAGATCAGCACGGCCTTCTGCGTGACGCTCAGGCCCTGCAGCGGCCAGCACTGCGACATGATGATGGTCGACATATCAGAGCCCCAGCGACATGTTCTGACCCGGGGCCACCGGCCACCAGGTGCAGGCCGGCTTGCCAGTAGTGGCACAAGGCGCTGACGGGCCGCGCCAGATGCGACCCTCGCGGGCCAGCTCCGGCAGACGACGGCCCAACATGTGGCGGTCAAGGCCGGTCAGCGCCGACAGGTGCAGGCTGCTGTGCCCCGGATGACGGATCACCGCGGCTTCCGTCTTGGCATGCTGGACGCGCAACGCACCGCTGGCGACAAGGTCGGTAGCAGCGGCGTGGCTGGTGTGCGGATCGGTGGAGCGCGCGCGTAGGCTGCTCATCTGTACTACCTCGTAGGGTCTTCGGGCCGTTTCAGTCCCTGAAAAGGGACCACTTCGCCGTTGCTTCGCGGGAGCCGGTAGCGGCGCCCAAGTTCGCCGCGTGCCAGCTCTGTCGCGGCCTCCTCGGGAGTGATTCCCCGCGAGGCCGCGTATTGATCAAGCTGCTTTCGCTGGTCGCGCGACAGCTGAATTTCCATGGACCCTCCCCAGGGACTCGTTGGGTCCTTCAGGCCACATCACGGTCGGGGCTACGCTGTTCCAACGCGGCAAGGCCGGCCAGCACCAGGTCACGAACGAACACCGCAGGCTGACGCCCGTTGAAGTTCGCTGCCGCATCGATCAAGGCCTTTTCCGTGTCGTTGAACCGGACCTTGATCGGGTTGTCACGAAGGTTCGAAGGATCTGCGTACATATCCGTATGAGAAGTTCAGGAGGGAGTGGTGGAACGAACTGCTACAGCGCGCGGCACGTCAGCCACGTTTCTTGATCAGGTCCGGCCGGAGACTTCTGGCTGCGGCCAACCCCGCGTTGAAGATCAGTGCGATATCCTCGCCAGCGAGGTCGTGCTGCACCGCGTATTCGCGGATGCGCGACAGGTGGTGCTCCCGCACCTGCTCGGGGGTCTGGTCAGGCATTGGGGTTCTCCATGGAGACGGAACAAATCGAAACTCGCGGCGCGGACGGCCGCAGGGTGTGGGTCATCAAGCACTTCACACGCATCGACACCTCGGACCTCGACGGGCCAAGCTGGATCGAGGGGATGGCAAGGCACACGCTCGGAGACGGCAGCGCCGTCAATGCCGTCGCAGACGGATTTGAGGTGGTCGCGACTGGGGAGCGCTTGGTTCGGCTGTAGCCCATCAAGCCACCTCAATTGGGGCGATTCGCTCTGCATCGGGGTCTTCGTTCGCCGGTTTGACCGGCTCCCGCTGCTCGATGTGTCCCAGCAGCTTCATCACCTGGGGCAGCGCCGGCAGCGCGCCCTCTTCGGACCAGCCAGCTACCTGCTCGGCAGGCAACTGCAGAACCTTGGCCAGCTGCCCGTCGTTTGCCATGTGCAGATAGCTACGCAGCGCGCGCTTCGTCCACTTCGCATCGACCATGGGCTCAGACTCGCCGCTCATGGCTGCTGGAGTGGCGGCCCGGAACAGGTCCGGGCGAAGGTCAGCAGCTGCAACGGCATTGTCGGTCGCGTCCGCGATCCGAACGGCCAGTCTGGCGCTTACCGTTTTGTGGCCCCTGGCGATCATGTAGAGAGTGGCGGCGCTGCATCTGGCGTTAGACGCCGTGCTGCCCAACACCGGGCACCCGATCTTGGCGGTGCCCCCCTTCGATATGGCGTAGTCGGTGAGGTTCATACCCTGCACATTACCGTTTCGGTTATACGAGCGCAATACCGTTTCGGTCATTTCCTGAAATGGTAATGGATAGGACCATTGCGACCATGGACGCCAGCACCCTCAGAACCATCAACATGCGCCAACGCGTGGCCGCCGCTGGCGGCCCGGCCGACTGGGCACGCCAGTTCGGCGGAACTCGCTGGCAGCAGCCGCAGGTCAGTCAGTGGATCTCAGAGACGAATCCGAAAGGAATCGGCCATCGCCTGGCGCGCGATCTAGAGGCAGCGATGGGCCTCCCGACCGGGGCTCTCGACCGTGCTTCCGGCGAATCTCAATCTATGGGACTCGACGTTCCTACTCTTCGCTCCGCAATACGGCTGCTGCAGTTGGTGTCAGAGATCCGCGGTGGCGGCCCTGTACCGACCATCGACGCCAACGCCCTCGCCATCGCTTACGAGACGATTGCGGCAGAGGCGCGGACGCTCGATGACAACAACGTGTTGGATTTCATGCGCGCATTTGTCGAGCGGTTGGAGCGAAAGGGGGGTAAGGATGGCGTTACGAGAGGACCAGCTGCAGGAACTGGCGCAGCGGCTGGCTAGGGCGATGGATGGGGACAGAGCGCCGGCAGTGCCCGCACCACGTCTCCGCCTTGTGCCCGAAAAGGCACCGCGAGGCATGAACAGCCTCACCAAGGACTCGCATTACCGCATGATTCGCCACTATCGGCGGCATTGGGGACCTGCGATGCAAATGCTGATCGATCAGGCGTGCTTCGGGCTAACCGGCATTGAAGAACTGGAGGACAACCAGCTCATTGCCCTGCACCGCGACATGGAACGAGGAATGGAGTGCATGCGCGACGGCGTTTCATTCGAGGATGCGGGCCTACTCCGCCCCAGGTACGAATAG